TTGACGATAAGTCTAAGATTCCTCCCCAGGTTCAAATGCAGCTGGCTATGTCACAGAAGCAGATTCAAGAACTTACACAAGCGGTTCAGGCTAGAGACATGATGTTGCAGAGCCGTATGGATGTTGAACAAATGCGTCAAGATGCAGAGACTAAGCGCACCCTAATGAAAGAGACAGGCCGAGCAAATGAGGCTGAGTTGCGTGAAGCAAGTGATCGTGCTGAAATGCAGATGCGTGTTGAAGGCCAGGCAAACGATACGGTTATCAGGACACAGACACAGCTTGAAATTGAGCGCATGAAACAAGAAATTGCCCTTTTGTTGGCTCAAGTGGATAAAGGCGCATTAAATACCGCCAACGCAGAAGCAACAGAACGGGCTATTTGAGTTTTAAAAGAATTTGTGGTAAAAACCACTAAACCTTACCTGTGAGGGTCACAGGGTCAAATCGTTGGGAAACGTATGTCCGATAAAGAAGCAAGTCAAGTATTGACTAGCGAGAATGCAGCAGAATTTTATGCAAACAGATTAGGTTTAGCTGAATCCCCTGCGGATAATGAGGCAGTTGAAGAAACTGAGCCGTTAGCCGAGGACGAACAGAGTGAACCGAAAGAGGCAGAAAAGGAAGCAAACCAAGAGGGTGAGCGAAAGCCTCCTAAACTTGAAAAGCGGTTTTCAGAGATAACCAAGCAGCGTGAGGAAGCTAGGCAAGAAGCCCAGCGGGAACGCCAAGCTAGGGTAGAACTGGAACAGCGTTTGGCGGCACTAGAGCAGCAGAGACAGCCTCAACAGCAGTCTTATGTTGATCAAGAGCCACAACCAAGCCAGTTCGCTGATGCGTTTGAATATGCGAAGGCTCTAGCCGAGTTTTCGACAGAAAAGGCGTTAGCGGAACGGGACAGGCAAGTTGCCCAGGCACGAGAGCAAGAAGCGCAGCAAAAGATTATCCAATCTTGGGCGCAGAAGGTTCAAGATGCCAAAGCAGAACTGCCCGATTTTGATGATTTGGTCGCAGCAAGTGACGTAGTTGTAAACAACGCAGTCCGAGATGCAATTCTGGAGAGTGATGTAGGCCCAAGAATCCTGTATCACCTAGCTGAAAACAATGACCTAGCCAAAAAGATCGCCAGCTTGAATCCAAATGCAGCGCTTAGAGAGATTGGGAAATTGGAAGCAAAGTTTGAGGTTAATCCTGAGACTAAGCAAACAACCCCTGTTGTTAGAAGTAAAGCACCAGCACCGATTCAACCGATTCGTGGTGGGCAAGGCAAGGCTGATGTACCGATTTCCGCTGATGGCGAATTTCATGGTAGTTATCAGGCTTGGAAGGCCGCCAGAAAATCGGGGAAAATTCGGTAAACCTAATCTTTTTGGAGTATTTAAATGGCTAATAATTTATTGACGATAAGCAAGATCACCAACGAAGCGTTGATGGTCTTAGAGAATGAGTTGACTTTCACAAGTGAAGTTGACCGCAACTATGATGACCAGTTCGCTGTTGTCGGTGCAAAGATTGGTAACACAGTCAATGTCCGCAGGCCTGGTCGTTTCATTGGTACTACTGGCCCTGCGCTGAACGTGGAAGATTTCAACGAGACTTCAGTCCCCGTTGTTTTATCTACGCAGTTTCACGTTGACACACAGTTCACAACACAAGACCTGGCATTGTCCTTGGATATGTTCTCTGACCGTGTGTTGAAACCCGCTATTGCAGCGATTGCCAACAAGATTGACCGTGATGGAATGTCTATGGCTACCCTGCAAACCGCTAACATCGTTGGTACTGCTGGCACACCGCCTACAGGTTTGATTACTTATCTGACTGCTGGCGCTTACCTTGATTCTGAAGGCGCACCCCGTGACGGTCGTAGATCGTGCATTGTTGAGCCTTTCACATCAGCAACCATTGTTGACAGCTTGAAGGGTTTGTTCGTTCCTAATGACCGTATTGGTTCACAGTACGAAAAAGGTCTGATGGGTCGTGACTCTGCTGGCATGAACTGGAAGATGGATCAGAACGTGGTAAGCCAAACCTTTGGCTCATTTGCGGGAACTGCTGTTTGCAACACAACTACAGCGTCTGGTTTCCTGACTTCTGGTTGGGCATCATCTAGCACCATCACTTTGACTGCTACTGGTACGGTTTCCCTTAATGCTGGCGATGTATTCCAAATTGCTGGTGTTTTTGCTGTTAACCCCCAGAACCGTCAAGCCTACGGCACAAACAAACTGCGTAATTTCGTGGTTAAGACTGCCGTTTCCGCTACTGATGGCACTATGTCTGTCGTGGTTAGCCCTGCTGTGATTAGCGCTGGTCAGTTCCAGAACGTGTCAATCCCAACAACTAGCTCAACAGCCGCCATTACGTTCTTTAACAAGACGGGTACTGTTTCCCCACAAAACATCATCATGCACCGCAATGCTTTCACATTGGCAGTAGCCGATCTGGAATTGCCAGAAGGTGTGCATTTTGCGGGTCGTGCAAGCGATAAGGAAATTGGTTTGTCAATGCGTGTTGTGCGTCAGTACACCATCAACAATGACTCCATTCCTACACGTTTGGACGTTCTGTATGGATGGGCCCCTCTGTACCCTGAACTCGCTTGCCGAGTAGCAGCCTAATGGTCTAGGGAGGGCTAAACACCCTCCCGTTCTAAACTTAATTTAAGGAAATATCATGGCAAATCCAGGCCCATCAAGTACCACAACGATTCACCCAAGTAATTTGGCCTCTAACCAAGCAATTCGTCTTTTGGGCGTTGCAACTGGTGTGAGCGTCAATGCAACTGGTGATCAAGCGGTTATCGCAATCAACAATTCCACAAACTACTCTGTTAGCAATGTGGTTTTCACCAACGCTTCAATTTCATTGACTACTGCCGCAGCGGGTCTGTTTACAGCCCCTAGCGCTGGTGGTACTGCTATTGTTGCCAATGCTGCTTTGTCAGCTTTGACATCATCAACCGTAGTGTCACAACGCACCGTTGCCGCTACTGGCATTCAATCAGGTCAAAACCTGTATTTGAATGTTGGTACAGCACAAGGCGCAGCTGCCACAATGGACGTTTATGTCTATGGCTACGACTTCAGCACATTCAGCTAAATCCTGATGTGATGTGAGAAAGAGCCACTCTTAAAAGGGGTGGCTTTTTCTTTATTTGGCGTTACAATTTAATCATTCTTTAAAGGAATCATCATGCCCTCTACTACCCTAGCCCGTGGCAATGCTTTGCAAACATTTTATGTTGGCCCGTCTTTGACCCCTGCCGCAGTTGCCACAGCTACCACAGCGGCTCAAACATTCACCGTGCCAGGTCTTTTGTCAACAGATCACGTTTTGGTGGCTTGTCAAGCGGCTCAAACTGCGGGTGTTTTTATCGCTGACGCACGTTGTTCTGCCGACAATACACTAAGCATCCAATTTGGAAATGTTACTGCGGGATCGTTAACCCCTACCGCTGGCACATACATTGTGGATGTGATTCGTTTTGAAGGCCCACTACCCACAACGGCTGGTTAATCATGTCTAATACAACGGTCTTACGCCCCGTAGGAGTTACAACCGCTATTTCGGTGGGTGCGACTTCTACTGCTGCAACGCTTATTACTGCAAGCACCAATGACCAGGTTAACTACGCCTCTTTCATCAACACGGGTGCTACCTATGTTGCTGTAAACCTTGGCAATGCTAACGTGGGTGTGGCTGTTTTGCCCGTAAGCGGTTCAACCACAGGGAACTTTGTGTTACCCGCCTCTATGACAGTTCCAATTGTCCTGGCAGTACCCGCAAGTCCCTATTACGTCCGCATGATTGGTTCGGCCTCTGGCCCATCAATTGTTTATGTGACCCCCGTAGGCGATCAAACCTAAAGGAAAAACCCATGTCAAGCGCTAATTCTGTTGCAAGCACATCATCTACAAATATTGTCCCTGTACAAGCTGAATTTAATTCGGCTGGCGTTTGCGTGGGTTTGGTTGGCCCAGGCGGGGCTTACTTTAGCCCCCCTCTAACTGGTTCAACCATTGATAACACCGTTATTGGCGGCACAACCCCTGCGGCTGTAACGGGAACAACCATTCTTGCCTCAAGCGAAATTGGCTACAACGCAACGGCCCAAGGAACTGTTACCCAGGCTACAAGCAAGTCAACAGGCGTGACCTTGAATAAGTCTAGTGGTCAGATCACCATGAATGCCGCTTCATTGGCAGCGGGAACAACGGTTTTGTTTACATTGACAAACAGCACATTGACCGCCAAAGACGTTTTAATTGTGAATGTGGGTAGTGGTGGCACATCAGGCGCTTATTGGCCTTATGTGGCAAACGTAGCCGCTGGAACTGCCGTAATTGGTGTTTACAACAATACTGCTGGCGCATTGGCTGAAGCCATTGTGATCAATTACGCAATCATTCACAGCGCATAAACCATGACAAGCCCATCAAACTCAGACGTTCAGAATTTACTGCCCGTTCAGGCTTATTTTGCTGTTGATGGCACTTTTCAGACATTTATTGGTCAGGGTCAACCGTTTTATGCGTCTGTAAACCCAAGCCAATCTGGTCTAAACATTACAAATAGCACCATCAATAGCACGACTATTGGGGCTACAACACCATCATCAGCGGCTTTCACGACTGCATCAGTCTCAACCGCCCCTGTAAGTGGTAATGATGTTGTTAACAAAACTTACCTTGATTTTTATGCGGCTGGTATTTCTTGGAAACAGCCCGTTCTTTGTGGAACAACTGCAAACATTACGTTATCTGGATTGCAAACCATTGATGGCGTAACTGTGGTGGCGGGTAATCGTGTGTTGGTCAAAAGCCAAACCGCACCCGCACAGAATGGCATTTATTTAGCTTCTGCTACAGCCTGGTCAAGAGCGCCTGACGCAGATACATGGGATGAATTGATTTCAGCCTTGGTGTTTGTTGAATCTGGAAGCACTTTGGCAGGGTCTGCGTGGTACTGTACGATTCAAAGGGGCGGCACTCTTGGTGTTACCGCAATTACTTGGTCAAACTTTTCTGTTGCTGCATCTTATAGCGCTGGCACAGGATTGACCCTTGCTAATTACGTTTTCAGCATTACCAACACGGGTGTGGCTGCTGCGGCTTATGGTTCAGCATCTAAGACCCTGACAGCTACTGTCAACGCACAAGGTCAATTGACTGTGTTGGCGGCTACTGACATTGCCATTGCAAACACTCAGGTTTCGGGCTTGGGAACAATGTCCACTCAGGCAGCATCAAGCGTAGCAATCACGGGTGGCACGATTAACGGCACAACAATTGGCGGTTCAACAGCTGCTGCCATAACAGGCACAACCATCACAGCCAACACTCAATTTACAGGCGCTGGAACGGGTCTTACAGGCACAGCAACGAGTTTATCTATTGGTGGCAATGCCGCCACAGCCACAAGCGCTACAACGGCTACAAACCTTGCTGGCGGTGCAACGGGTTCTGTTCCTTACCAAACAGCAAGTGGCGCAACCACTTTTCTAGCGGCTGGAACTGACGGGTTTGTGTTGAAGTTAACCGCTGGTGTTCCAACATGGGCGGCTTCTACATCAGGAACTGTGACTTCTGTTAGCGGCACAGGGACTGTTTCAGGCATTAGTTTGTCAGGAACGGTCACAAGTTCAGGCAATTTGACTTTGGGTGGAACGCTTGATTTGTCAGCGCCCCCTGCTATTGGTGGAACGACTGCTAACACAATCACAGGCACAACAATTACAGCAAACACAAAGTTTGTTGGTACTAATTTTGATGCTTCAGGCTCTGGCGGTGGTGCTTTAAGAACTTCTAGTTCAGCCGCTGTTTTGCAATGGGGTGCTGGCGGTGGTGTTAATTTGACGCTTGATGGCGCATTTAACATGAATCCCGCCAACGCAACAATTCAGATTTCCCCAACAGGCACAGGAACTTTGACGGTAAACCCTGCCACAGCGGGAACAATGAACAACATGGCTATTGGTGGCTCAACCCCGTTAGCGGGTGCGTTTACCACTTTGTCAGCCACTTCTACTGTGTCTGTGAACGGCTCTGTGGGTTCTAATGGTCAAGTGTTAACGTCTGCTGGTGCGGGTTCACCCGCTGTGTGGTCAACCCCTGCGGGTGGCATTACGATTGCTGACGATACAAGCACAAATGCTACACGTTATTTGGTGTTTACAAGTGCAACAACAGGCACAGTTACCACACAAAATGTAAGTTCAACTAAACTTCAATTTAACCCAAGCACAGGCGCTTTTACCGCTAATCAACTAATCATTGCACCATAAGGAAACATAATGGGACAGTTAACATTTCAAGCAACACTAGGCGGGGCGGTCAATTTGGCTGGCCCAAATACTGCAACCACAACCACTTTTACGTTGCCAGCAGCTGATGGGACAAACGGTCAGTTTTTATCAACAAATGGTAGTGGAACATTAAGTTTTGCTTCTCCATCAGCGCAAACTTATCCTGGTGCGGGAATAGCAAATTCTACGGGTACTGCTTGGGGTACTAGCTACACAACTACTGGCACAGGAACGGTTGTAGCTTTGGCAACAAGCCCAACATTTGTAACGCCCATTTTGGGAACGCCAACATCAGGAACTTTGACAAATGCAACTGGTTTGCCTTTGACAACAGGCGTGACGGGTACTTTGCCAATAGCAAACGGTGGCACAAATTCAACGGCTACGCCTACTGCTGGCGGTGTTGTTTATGGTACTGGCACAGCTCAAGCTGTTACAACGGCTGGCACATCAGGTCAAGTATTGCAAAGTAATGGTGCTTCTGCGCCTACATGGGCTACAGTAAGTGCTGGTGCAATGACGCTAATTTCAACAACAAATTTTCCAAGCGGATCAGGTACTTGGACAGTTACCAGCCCGTTCAGTTCATCTTATTCAAATTACGTTATTTATATTGATAATTTAAGAATGTCCGCTAGTTGCGACTTAATTTATTATGGGTGGAATGGCACTACTCAACAAAATCCAGCGGAAGGGTGTGCGCTTCATGGATATAATGCCGCAGGGCAAATAGGTACAATTAATAGTAGTGTTTATTTAAACTTACCCTCTGGCGCAATTACTACTGGCGCAAGTTTTCCTTTTAATTCGGTAATGTTTATCAATAGATATTCTGGGCAATCATTTTACAGCGGTACTTTTAATTCAGCATATAAAGACACTCCTAATGATCAAACCGTTATAAATGGTTCATTTATTGCTTTTGATACTGGCGCATATGATAGTTTCCAATTGGTTACAACAGGTGGCGCAACATTTACACAAGGAAAGATATTCGTTTATGGACTCCAATAATTTTTTACAGCAAAAACTAGCAATGGGTCATAGGCTTAAAAGAGATTTTCTTTTAAAAGAATGTGATTGGACGCAAATGCCAGATTGCAACTGTGCAAATAAAGAAGCGTGGGCAACTTACCGCCAAGCGTTGCGTGATGTGCCAGCACAATCTGAATTTCCAAATGAAATTGTTTGGCCTACCAAGCCATGAGATTTTTGTGGAAAATTCTTGAATTGAAAGGTGATGAAAAAGCCATTATTCAGGCTAAGTATCACCTTGTTTTGATTGAAGATGATCTACGAATTGAGACAGAGGGATATTGGGACTTTGACGCTAAAAAAGCAACAGTTCCAACAACCCAAGTGACTGAGGAAATGGTTGCAAATTGGATTGATCAAGGCACTACCCAAGACGGGGTAAGTAGCATAAAATCAAGGCTATTAGAGCAGCTTGAATCGGTCAAAAAACAGCAAGAAATTGCTTTGCCTTGGAAGCCGCCAACATTTAGATTAAGTTAAGGAATCACTATGGCTGTGCCTTATGACATTGTTAGCAGAGCGCTAAAAGACATTGGTGCATTGGAAGCTGGTGAAACCCCTACTCCAGACGCAGCATTAGATGCGTTTGAGATGCTAAACGACATAATTGACCAATGGTCAAACGAAAACATGATGGTTTTCAATGTCACAGAAATTATTTGCCCTGTTATTTCAGGTCAAACCCAATACACAATTGGCCCTAACCCCTCAACCCAAAACTTTATTGGGGCATCGTTTACAGGCTCAATTACAGGCAATATCCTGACCGTGACTGCAATTGCCTCTGGTGCTATTGCACAGGGTCAAACCCTAAGTGGCACAGGAATTACAGCTGGAACAAAGATCACACAGTTTTTGACGGGTGCTGGTGGCAACATCAACGAAACAGGCACTTACCAGGTCAACATCAACCAAACTGTTGCATCTACAACAATTACGGGTTATTACCAAAAGCCTTTAAACATTGATTCAGCGTTTGTAAGGGTAAACACTACAGCCAATGGTCAACCCATCACAGGTGGTGGTTTGGACTATCCAATGTCTGTTTTGGAACTGCACAGCTATCAAATGATTGGTTTAAAAACGCTAAGTGGCCCGTGGCCCAAGGCGGTTTATTACAACCCTGGCTCTGATTCGGGAAACCTTTTCATTTGGCCCAGCCCTTCCCAGGGCGAAATGCACTTGTTTGCAAATACCTTGTTCAGCCGTTACGACTCAATGTATGAGGACATATTGCTGCCACAAGGCTATTCAATGGCCCTTAGATGGTGTTTGGCAGAGCGTTTGATGCCCATGTATGGCAAAGCCTCTCCAACGCAAATAACGATGATCCAGACGTTTGCAGGGCAAGCTAAAGCTACTCTAAAACGCACCAATATGTCGCCATTGCAAGTGGCACGTTATCCTGATGCCTTGTTGGTCAATAAG